CCGGAACACCGGCCAGCGTCACGACCGTTTCTGTCGGCTCTACCGCCGTGCATATCTCGAAGCCGGAATCAAAGCCCGTATCAAACGCGCACGTGCTCACGGAAGGCCGATACGCAATTCACCGGGCCGGAACTTGGCGTCGATGTCGCTGGAAACGTCCAGCGGCTTCACCAGACGATACTTGGCTCTGACCTCGCCGGTAGCGTCGAACACGGCCCACCCGTCTACGTTGTGGGCGTTGTTGAAGCCCTCGAAGAGGATCACGTCGTTGTTCTGGACGTATCGGGTCCCTTCACCCACCGGCGAAGAGAACATCACGTCCCGCCGCTGGTAGATGCGATCCTGAATCTCGTCATCGCCTGAGAAGAGGCCGACAGAGAACACGCGATCAGCGAACGACGCCTGCAGCATCTCGTCTTTGACTGCCGTAGAAATGCCGATCATTCTGGCACCCCAAACTCTACCCATTCGTCGGAGGCGGGAGTTTTGAACCATTGGCTGGAGTCTTCCGAAACAACAAGCGCCCATGAGTATGGCGGCCCCACTTCTAGGAACGCCGTGCGAAGATCAGCAACCTCTCGCCTGTTAAGGTTCTCGCCTACCTTCAAAACAAGGATATTGCGCCCCGCATCAGCGGCATAAAAAGTTCTCCCGTTTACGCCTATGCCGGTTCCCACTGGTGGCTCGTAACCGTCTTTGACTGCGGTAGAAATGCCGATCATTCACTCACCCCCACGAGACTCACGACGCGGTTCTCTTCCCGTTGTACGGTCATGGTAATCGTGCGCGACTCGCTCTCTATCTGCACACCAACCGGGACTTCTTTGTCCTTCGGGCAGTACGCCACCGCGCCGACGTTCATGTTGCGCCCGATCCAGCGTCCGCACTTCGGGCAGTTCACTTCCGCCACCACCGCCACCGGCGCGGCGATCTGCTTCATGGGTTCCGGCTCCGGCGGCGGATCGCCGAGGATCGCTACCTCAGTCGGAACCATGTTACTAGGCACAAAGAAGATGCCCGTCGCTGGACTTGGCGGCAGGCCGAGGCCATCGCGCGCCTCTTCGTGTGATTCCAGGCCAGCGGTGAAGTTGGCTCGGTGCCGGTCTTGAATCTTGTCAACGTCCTCTTGCAACGCGCGGATGTCGGAGAGGTCGAACGCCACCTCGTCGATACCGCCGAAGTCCGGCAACAGCGACAGGTTCAGCACGTCATCGAAGTCACTGAGGAGAGGCGTCATGGTCAAGTCCCAGAACACCTGCCAGTCCTGCCGCTTGTTCGCGTAACTGGATGATTCGTAGCCGATCAGCAGGCCGAGAATCGAGCCGGGGATGCCGAACACCATCGCGATCCGCGCCTCGGTCACGGCGTCGAGTTCCTTCGGCAAGGCATCCCGCAGCCCTCGATTGAGGCCCATCTGCGTATACGTTGATTCTGCGGAGTCCAGCACCATCAGTTCGTGCGCGCCGGACGATCCGCCAAACTGCCCCTTGAACCGCTCGCGGATCGAGTCCTTCTGCTCGGTCGTTAGCTTTTGCTTGACCGACAGGATCGAACCCGGCCCCGCTCCGCCGCGCTCGAAGAACGATCGCAGGAAGTTCCGCATGTAATCGTCGATGTCGATCCGGCTCGCCAGCACCATCAGCGGCGGCATGCCGTAATAATCGTTCAGCGGATGCCGCGTCTTGAAGTGCATCACGTCGCTGGCCGGAAACCGGATTTTCTCTTTGCCAGTGTCGTACTCGTACGCTTCGATGAAGTCCGTTGGATGCGGGATGATCTTCACCCTGTCAGGACGCAGCCGCCACAGTTCGGTCACGGCGCCCTTGATCGGCCCGCCTTGCACCCGCGCTTTGAGTAGGTAGGCGTTGCCGGCGAGACAGCGATCCATCACCACCGTGCCCCACAACTGGCCACGGCTCATAAACGGGTTCGGGTTGTTGAGAAGTCTGACCAGTGGGTGATTCGGCGTGTCCGTGAAGTAGCCGTTTTCGATCAGCCGTTCGCTTATCTCGCGTTTGCTGATGCCACGGTTCTCCAGCCGCATCTGTTCGTTTCTGATCTCCGGCGACGTGCGCTTGTACCGCTTGCCGATGATCATCGGCTCCGCCGCCGACGTTGCCAGCATCTCGATCGCCGAGAACACGATCTCGTTGCCCATGTACGCCCGTGAATATTGCGGGTGTGCCGACTGCGGCGTAGCCCCAAAGCCTGACTGAAACGTACTCTGCACCATCGGCACCGTGGTAACAGCGTTCCTGACGGCCAAGAAACTCAGCGTCCGTGCTAGTGCTCCCATCTATACCCCCCCTACAACCGTAAACAGCCTCCACGCTACCCCCGCAACCAGCGCGAGCAGTAGCGATCCGGCCACCGCAGTCACGGCGATTGTCGCCGCCTGCGCTAACACCTGTCGGTCATCGTGATCCAACAAACATCACCCCAACGTCACCGTCACCCTCGTTCGTGAGCATCCTGCTTAACCCGTTGACCACCGCCGCCACGCCGTCGATGCGTTCGGTGGATTTGGACTTGTCTGGCTTGATATTGCCCGCCGGGTCTTGCGCGATCGCGACGTTCGCTGCGTTCCACCTCAGTACTGGGTTCATCCCGTGCCGGAGGGTTCCTTCCATCACGCGCCGCTCCAGTTCCTTTGACGGAGACGTAAGGCTCGCGAATCCCTGCCGGATCGGGACGACCTCGAAACCGTCGCCCATGAGCTGTGTAGTAATTTGCGTGGCGTTCCAGGGGTCGAGGCATAGCTCGCGGACGTTGTAGCCCTCCATGAGCAGTTGATTAACGCGCTCGCGGATCACGTCGTAGTCTACGACGTTTCCACTGGTCATTTCGACATAGCCTTCACGCACCCACTGATCGTACGGCACGCGGTCGCGCCTTACGCGCTCTATCATATGCTCTTCGGGTATCCAGTAGTACATCAGCACATCAACAACATCGTCGGCGTCAGGCTCGAACACCAGCGCCAGCGCCGTCATATCCGTCGTTGTGGATAAGTCCAGCCCCGCCCAACACGAGCGCCCCTTGAGCGCCAAAGCGTCAACCGGATCGCCGCACTTATCCCACGCATCCATATCCAGCCAGCGATCGGCCTGATTCGTCCAGACGCAGAAGTTCAGCCGCAAGACGATGTTGAGCTTCGACGGCATGCCCTTCGCTTCGTTCACTTGCTCGCGCAGATACTTACGCGGGAGGATCGTGTCCAGTCCGGGGTTCGCTTTCGGCCACACCGCCTCGTCCGTAAAGTCATCGCCTTCGTCGAGCTGGCACACGTACCCAAACCACGAATCATCGACGAGGATGCCTTCAAGCACCTGCAGCGAGTAGATGTGGTGCTGATAGCAGACGGACAATCGATCGTAACCGGAGTTCGTGATCTCGAAGATCAACGCCTGCCGCCGGTTCTTTGTCCCGGCGCGCATCTTGTCCACGACCATCGCGTTCGGGTGCTCGTGTACCTCATCGATCAGCGCGGCATGTACGCGCTTACCGTCGAGTGCGCGAGCCTCTGCGGAGATCGCGCGGAAGAAGCTCTGCGACTGCGGATGCGCGATGTTGTTGACCGTGAACTCAAGCTCGGCTGACAAGTCTTCGGCTCGCTGCCCCATCTTCTCGGCGTCGGCAAATAGAATCTTCGCCTGATCCCGCGTCACCGCAGCGGCGTATATCTCCGCCCCTGGTTCGTTGTCGGTCGTGAGCATATACAGCCCGATACCGCCCGCCATCGGTGACTTCCCGTTGCCTTTGCCGATCTCGATGTACGCGGTACGGAACCGCCGATAGCCGTCGTCACCCTTCCAGCCAAACAGCGACCCGACAATAAACTTCTGGAACGGCTGAAGGAGGAACGGTTTGCCAGCGAACTCGCCCTCGGTGAGTTGCAGCACGTTCTCAAAAAAGTCGATCGCGATCTGCGCTTCGTCATCGTCGAACCGGATACCCGTACGCTGTAAGTCTCGGAGATGCCGTTCACACGCCCACCGGACAGGCTGCCCGGCGACGATCTTCCCGCCGAGCACCCGCTCGGCGTAGTCCGTCACCGCCGATCGGGTAGCGGTGGTCATATGCAATCGTTACCCCTGGTGGGGATTTGCCCGCGCTGTGGATCGACGCAGCCCCTCATGCCTTCTTCCTGTCCCTAAGCTCCTGTAGCGCCGACTTCTTCTCAGGCTTCGGCTGCGCCTTCACACGCGTCCGGCTCGATGGCGTAAGCCCAAACTCCACCATCATCGACTTCGCACGCTTGAAGGCGTCACTGGCAATCGCTACCGATGGGTTCGCCACCCACTTCGACCCGCTCTCGGTAAACACCTCAAGCCTAGCGCCGCCCGTCTTCACGTCCTCTCGCGCGTCCCAGAACTCCGCCTCCGTCTCGCACAGCACCGCCAGCGCGTCAACGTCCGCCGTCGTCAGCACTCCCATCGCCGTCATCACCGGTTCGTGACGCTCCCAGAACACACGCGCCCGCTCCGTCACCCATTCGGGACAGTCGATCGCGCCTTCCGGCGGCACCGGCTCGTTCTCAGGCAGCGGACGCCGCCCAGGGTTGCCCTTGATGATCTTCAATTCCGTTGGGACAGGTTTGCGGCCTCTCATAGTC